CTGATAATATTAATTTTAGGAATATAATAATTAATGGTGACATGAGTTTAAGTCAAAGATCGACTTCGGTTTCTTCTATTACTGGAAGTGGTTATAATACAGTTGATAGATATACATTACAATTAAGTAGTCAAGGAACTTGGACACAATCTCAATCAACAGATGTTCCAACTGGTCAAGGTTTTGCTAAATCTTTAAAAATGGATTGTACAACAGCAGATGCTTCTCCATCAGCAAGTGATGAATTTAGTTTAAGACAAAAAATAGAAGGTCAAAATTTACAATATTTAAAAAAAGGCACATCAAGTGCTGAAAGCACAACAGTTTCTTTTTGGGTTAAATCAAATAAAATAGGAACTTATATTTGTGAATTAAGAGATAGTGATAATTCAAGACAAATAAATAAATCTTATACAATTTCATCTGCTAATACTTGGGAAAAGAAAACAATTACTTATGATGGAGATACTACTGGTGCTTTAGATAACGATAATGCCAGAAGTTTAGATGTAGTTTGGTGGTTAGGTGCTGGAAGTAATTTTACATCTGGTACTTTACAAACTTCTTGGGGTTCAATAGTAGCTGCAAACAGAGCAGTAGGTCAAGTCAACCTTGCAGATAGCACATCAAACGAATGGTACATCACAGGCGTACAATTAGAAGCTGGAACTGCATCTGATTTTGAGTTCTTGCCTGTTGATGTGAATTTACAAAGATGTCAGAGATATTTTGAAACTGGAATTGTAGGTGCAGCTGGTGGTCTATCAAATGGTTCAGGCTATACAGGTAGTATGGTTAGTTATAGCACAACAAAAAGAGCAGCAGCAACTTTAACTCAATCCAGTCAAAGTTATGCATCAGTTTATAGTAATACTATTGTTCTAGGACAAACAGGCTCAACCAATGTTAATGATGTAAATGGTTTTTATCATAGAGCAATTAATGGTGGTGCTGCAACAAATTATAAATTTACTTACACAGCAGATGCGGAGTTATAATTATGATTAGAAATTTTACATTAGTCAAAAAAATATATAGTGAAGAAGGAGAAAATTTTCTTTCTTATGAAGTAGTTGAAAATAATATTACTAAAATAGTACCACTAGACGAAGCAAACAAAGATTACCAAGAAATTCAAGAATGGGCCGCGATCGACGGCAATAACATCATCGACAACGGAGCGTAGACCATGTACTTCGGTGCAACGGCTTTCTCTGAAGCAGCCTTTGCTTCACAAGGCATTCCTCCATACGCATATGTAGAAGTCAATGGTTCAAGATTAAATGAATCAACGGGTACAGTTGGTATATCTGGTGCAGCTAATTTTGGTGTAACGGGTAGCAGATTAAATTTCACAATCGGTAATGTTGTTATTAGAGTCAACCAAAGAGTTGATGTAACAGGTGTTGCAACAGAACTTGGAACAGGAACAGTAGCAATCACTGCAGGTGCAAATGTAGTTCCTACAGGAAGTCAATTTAACTTTGCAACAGGAACACCGACTTACGCATTTAAATACGATGTCACGGGATCAAGAATTAATGCAGATACTGGAGATGTATCTGTTGTTGCAGAAGCAGTTGTTGCATTAGTTGGAAGTGAATTAGATATTGATACCGGTAGTCCTACTTACGCATTCAGGTATCCGGTTACAGGATCAAGAGTTAATCTGGATTCAGGAGACCCAACTATTATTGGTAAAGCAACTGTATTACCTAATGGTACAAAAGTTGATGTAGATAGTGGTACAGTTACTATCACTGGAGATGCTAATATATCAACTACTGGAAGCAGACTTGATTTAACTATAGGTAATGTTACAACCAAAGCTAATGCTACAGTAATTGTTACAACCAATAGACAAAATTTATCAACGGGAACAGTAACTATTTTAGCAAAAGCTAAAGTTTTACCTACAGGATCAGGATTAGATATAGCTGTTCCAACTAGTATTAACGTTAAACAGTGGGATGGTGTAGTACCAGGCGTCTCACAAACTTGGACAAGGATACAGACACCGTAATGTTATTTGGATCAACTTCATTTTCAGCAGCACCTTTTTCAAGTCCTTACATACAGGATTTTACTGTAGCTGTAACAGGAAACAGATTAAATATTACAGTGGGTAATACTACTATTGCTCTTCCTATAACAGTTCCTGTAACAGGACAGCAATTTAACCTTGCAAATAACCCTGTAAGTGTGATATCATGGAACCCAATACCACCAGGAGTAAATCAAGTTTGGGTACCGATAGACCCGGACGCATAGGAGAATTATGGCATCAAGTACATCAACAGATTTAAAACTAGAACTAATAACCACAGGTGAAAAATCAGGAACCTGGGGTACAATTACTAATACAAACTTACAAATTTTAGAACAAGCAGCTAGTGGTTATTTATCACTTGCAGTAGGTGGAGCTGACGTTGCTTTATCTTTAGCTAATCATGCAACAGCAAATGGTAAAAATTTATATTATAAATTAACAGGAACACTAACTGCTAACAGAACAGTTACTATGCCTGATGGTGCAGAAAGAGTATTTATTGTAGAAGATGCAACAGCTAGATCAGCTTCTAATTATACATTAACAGTTAAAACAGTTTCAGGAACAGGTCTTTCTTTACCAGTTGGGTCAACTACAGTTTTATATTCTGACGGCACAAACATTACAGGTAAACTACAAACTAAAGGATACTACACACCTTCAGCTACTTACACTACAGTTAATGGTGATCAAATATTAGTAAACACATCAGGAAGTGGTATTGGTACTGCAGTTACAATTAATTTACCAGCATCCCCTGCAATAGGTAACGAAGTACATTTTATAGATAGCGGTAATGCATTTGCATCAAACAATTTAACAATTGGTAGAAACAGTTCTAATATTTTAGGTGCTGCTTCTGATTTAGTTGTTTCAACTAATGGTGCTGCATTTACTTTAGTGTATGTCAATGCAACTAGAGGCTGGATATACAAAGATAAAATATAGGAGCATGGATCATGGCTCTAATTGATTTTAAAGTCTTACCAGGAATTGATAAACAAGATACTGAATCTGGTGCAGAAAACAGATGGGTTGATTGTGATAACACAAGATTCAGATATGGATTACCAGAAAAAGTTGGTGGTTGGTCATCACTTGTTACAGATACTATTGTTGGTGTTGCAAGAAGACAGTTTGCATTCGTAGACTTAGATGGAAATAGATATATTGCAATTGGTACAGATAAATTTTTACTTATATATTTTGAAGGTCAACTCTATGATATTACACCTTTAAAAACTACTTTATCCTCTTGTACTATTGCAACAACAAATGCTTCAGCTATTTGTTCTATTACAAAAACTTCTCATGGTTTAAGTGCAGGAGATATTGTATTATTAGATAATGTAACTTTACCCAATGGTACAGGTTATGCAAACTCTGACTTTGAAGATAAATTATTTCAAGTAACAAGTATTACAAGTTCAAGTGTATTTACAATTACACAAAGTTCTAATGCAACAGCTACTGTTTCAACAGGTGGTAGTTTAGAAGTTAAACCTTATGAACAAGTTGGTCCGGCAGAACAATCTTATGGTTATGGTTGGGGTATTGATACCTGGAGCAGGGGTGCATGGGGAGAAGCAGCTTCAGCATCTGACGTTTCTCTTGAACCAGGGTTATGGTCTTTAAGTAACTTTGGTCAAGTATTAGTTGCAACTATTGCAAATGGAAAAACGTTTACATGGGATGCAGGTATTACTACGAGATTAACAACAAGAGCATCAACAACTACATCTGGTTTTTCTACATCAGCCAATCCAACTGCAACCAGAGTAACACTAGTTTCACCTACAACACGTCACTTAATTCATCTAGGAACTGAAACAACTATTGGAGATACCTCTACACAAGATGATATGTTTATCCGGTTCTCGGATCAAGAAGATATAAATGATTATACACCTACAGCAATTAATTCAGCTGGATCACAAAGACTGCAGGACGGAACACGGATTATAGGTTCTTTAAAAGCAAAAGAAACAATTCTAGTTTGGACAGATAATGCATTATATACAATGAAATTTATTGGATCACCTTTTACATTTGGTTTTGAACAAGTGGGTACTAACTGTGGATTGATTGGTAAGAATGCAGCGATTGAAATAGATGGTGCTGCGTTTTGGATGTCTAATAATGGTTTCTTTATGTTCGATGGTACAGTTAAATCTTTACCGTGTAGTGTTGAAGACTATGTTTATGATCAAGCCGATACTACCAAAGGTCAACAGATTTATGCAGGTATAAATAATTTATTTACAGAAGTTGTTTGGTATTATCCATCAACTAGTTCTGATTACAATGATCAATATGTTGTATTTAATTATGGAGAACCTATGAGAGGTGGTGTTTGGTATATTGGAACTGAAGCTAGAACATCTTGGATTGATGCTAGTGTATATCCTAAACCATCAGCTACTAAATTTAATGACTCAGCTACAGGTACTTTTCCTGTAATTGTTGGAGAATCAGGTTTAGGTCAAACAACATTATTTGAACATGAAGTAGGAACAGATCAAGTAAATCCTGATGGTAGTACAACTACTGTTACTTCATTTATAAAATCATTTGACTTCGATTTACAAGCAAAACAAAGAGATGCTCAAGGTAAATCAAGTGGTCCTAGTGTTGCTGGAGAAACATTTTTAGCAATGAGAAGATTTGTACCAGACTTTAAAGATTTACAAGGTAATGCAAAAGTAACACTAGCAGTTAAACGTTATCCTCAACAATCAGATACTGTTACGTCTTTAAGTCCCTTTACAATTAACTCTAGTACTGATAAAAAAGATACTAGGGCCAGAGGAAGATTTGTTAACATTAAAATAGAAAACACTGATGTTAGTGAGTCTTGGCGTTTTGGAACTTTAAGAATAGATATACAACCGGATGGTAGAAGATAATGGCTAAAGTAGTAGTAAGATTACCAGAACCAAAAGAAGAATACGATTTTTCAAATCAAAAACAAATTAATAGAGCTATTACTATAATAGTTGAACAATTAAACTCTACATTTTTAAATGAATTAAAACAAGAAACAGAAAGATTTACTTGGTTTAAATCAGGGAATTGATATGGCAAATATATATAAAAACGCTAACTTTGATTTAACTACAACTAATGTGACAGATATTTATACTGTGCCTTCTAACTCTAGAGCTATAATACAGAACATACACACAGCCAATGTTGGTGGTGGAAACACAGAAATAAAAGCTTTTTTATACGATAATTCAGCAACAACTGCTTTTCAATTTGCTGAACATACTGTAAACTCAGGAGATTCTAAGTCTATCGCTGATGGCTCAATTGTGTTAGAAGAGAATGATAAATTACAACTACAAGCAGCGAGTGCTAATATATTCGAAGGCACTTGTGCAATATTAGAAATAAACAGGGATTAATTATGGCATTTAAAGAAGAAGGCGAAGTAACATACACAGAGATAAATGGTAAAAAAGTACCAGTTGTTAAGTGTGAAACAGAAGTAGTATTGAGAAATACAAGAACTAATGTAGAGTATAACTCGGATCAAGAAGCAGAAAACGATATTGCAGATTCAAACACTCCTACAATTAGAGAAGAGATTACAAGGTCATTAAAAATTAAAGTAGCAGCAATGCCACCATTAGGAGCAGCGTCAGAGTAATGGCAATTACAAGAGCACAACAGGTTAGACAGATGTTAATTAAGGGTGGAGTAGCAAACCCTGATGGAAGACTTGGTTTTTTTGCTGGTGCTGAAAGGGATGCTAGAGAAGGAAGAGGTGACATGTCTCCAGGAACAGATAGAGGTGGTAATCAAAGAAATGGAGATGGTGGTCAATCTATGCAAGATTACATGACCGAGCAAACTACTCCTGAAAGATTTAGTATTTCAAATGAAGAGGCTGAAAGAGCAATAAGAAATAATGAATCTTTAAGACAAGGTATAGCAAACGCTGCAGCAGAAAAAGAACGACAAAGAATTGCAGCAGAAAAAGAACGACAAAGAATTGCAGCAGAAACTGAAAAAGCAAGATTAGCACTAATTGAAAAAGAAAAAAAAGAAAAAGAACTTTCTGAGTTAGGTTTTGATAAAACTAGTAAATTTGGAACACCTATAGCTAAACCTAAAAAAACAAAATACAATTCTACAACACCAAATATATTTGAACAATATTTAAGAAATAATTTATTAACAAAAACTACTGAGGCTATAACAAATAGTGATCTT